ACAATAGAAAAAATAGAAAATAACGTAGCATACTATCTTAATCATAACTTAATGAAAGTTGAGCCAAATGATTTTTATGCAACAGATAGATACACAATAACATACGAGGAAGTGCAGGTTGAATTATAGACAACAGTTAGAAGTTATAAAAGGTTTAAGCATACCATCCGAAACTCAAACAAGAATGGATTGCCCATTCTGTAATGGTAGAAATACTTTGTCTATAGATACAACTGAGAATAAGGTAGGGTGGTACTGCTTTCACGCATCATGTAAAGCAAAAGGTAAAAAGGAGGGGGAAAAGAATATGCATTATGTAGATAGAGTATTTCATGGCAATAAAGCATTGCACATAGAAGATACAGAATTTAAAATACCAGATAGTTTTCAATCAATATACTCAAATGAAAAGGCTATGCGTTGGCTATCCAATAATAATTGTTGGGAGTCTTGGTCTTGGGGTAGAGCAGATTTTAAATACGATGTAAAACAAAATAGAGTTGTATTCTTAGTTAAGAATAGAATATCACATAAGATAGTTGGTGCAGTAGGTAGAGCATTAACCAAACAAGATTTTCCTAAATGGTATATGTATGGTAACAAAGATGTACCATTTAAATGTGGTGATTGTAATGATGCAGTAATCGTTGAAGATTGCCCTTCAGCTTGTGCAGTATCTAATATCTTAACTGGTATTGCAATCATGGGTACAAAATTAAAAGCAGTACAAAAGTCACATTTAAAACCATATAAAAATTTATATATATGTTTAGACAGAGATGCTACAATTAAAGCATATGACATAGCAAAAGATTTAAGATCATCTGGATTTGAAAATGTAATAGTAAAACCTTTAGAAGATGACTTAAAATATTATGACACAGAACAAATAAGGAGGATGTTTTATGGACTCAAAAATGATGCAAGAAATTCTTGACAGTTGGAATAGTTGGAAGTATGATATTCAAGATACAAATAAATCTGAATGGACTCAAAGAGATCAAAGTATACTAGATAAGATAACAGCTATACTAGAAGAACAATTAGCATGGCAGAAAGCGAAAGACAGAAGATGAGTATAACAAAACTAAGCACTAAAGAAAAATGTATACTTAGAGATTTAATTAAGATAGAAGTTAAATCCTTAGACAAGGATGACTATGGAAAATATAAGTACTGGCCACATGAATATGCAGATCAACTATTTAAGCTAGGTAAAAAATTAAAGTTAGATGTACAGCAAAAAATAAAAGCAAGAAAACTTTATGGTAATAGAAAGGGAATATAATGAAATGTTTTTATTGCGACACTGAGGTTAGATGGAATAATGATTTTGACACCGAAGATACACATCCAGAGTCTGAACATGATATAGTTAGTATGTATGAATGTGACAAGTGTAAGGCTTGGTATGAAGTTTATACTGTTAAAAAAAATAAGAAAGGGGATAAATGATAGAGAAACAAATGATTAGGCTTATGCTTAATAAAAAATTTTACACACAGTACAAGGGAACTTTATCACCTACAGTATTTTCTGGTGATGTAAGTTCTTTGTATGATACGATACAAAAAGCACATGATAAATACGAAGAGGATATAAAGATTGATGAGTTGTATTCTTTGCACACTACAATATTTAACCCTGCATTAACTCGTGCTGCGAAAGAAAAGTTTAGTGAGTTAGTTGAAGATATAAAAGAAGTACAAGAACCTAGCAAAGAAATAGCAAAAGATATTATGCGTATCTTATCTGATAGAGATCTTGCACAGAGAATAGCAGTTGAGGCCACAGAAATATTTAATGGTAAAGAAGCAAACTTTACAGAAATAACTGGCATGATAGACAATCATAAAACTAATATTGATGAGGATAAAAATCCTGCAGTGACTAATAACATAGATGAAGTTATAAAGTTATTAGATGTTACTACTAAATGGAAGTTTAATATACCTGTACTAAAAGAAAACGTAGGCGGTATTGGTGGTGGTAATCTTATGATAGCATTTGCTAGACCAGAAACAGGTAAGACAGCTTTCTGGGTAAGTTTATGTGCAGGGCCAGATGGTTTTTGTTCTCAAGGTGCAGTTGTTCATGCATTTATAAATGAAGAACCTGCTATTAGAACTCAGATAAGAGCAATCTCAGCATACACTGGTATGACTAGAGATGAGATATTATTTGATAGGGTGCAAGCCCAAAGAATATGGGCTGATATAAAAGATAATATATCAATGTTTGATACAGTTGATTGGTCTATGAGTGATATAGATGCACACTGCGAAAAACATAAACCAGATATAATTGTTATAGATCAGTTAGATAAAGTTAATGTATCTGGAACTTATGCAAGGACAGATGAGAAGTTAAGACAGATCTATACAAGTGTAAGAGAGATAGCTAAACGTAGAGAGTGTGCAGTGATTGCAATATCTCAAGCGTCAGCTGATGCACATAATAGAAATAGTATTTCATTTGACCAAATGGAAAACTCTAAAACTGGTAAGGCCGCTGAAGCAGATTTAATTATTGGTATAGGTAGAAATGCTAATAGTGATTTAGAAAATAAGATAAGAACATTATGTGTAAGTAAAAATAAAATTAATGGTTATCATGGTGAGCCTGTGTGTACCATTAGAAGAGGTATAAGTAGGTACGAAGTATAATGAATTGTTTGTCTATATTTTTTGCAGTATCAATGCATGTTGGGTTACAGCATGACTACAACGAGTATCACCCACATGCAAGATGTCAAGTTGATAATATAATATCTGGAGTATACTATAATAGTGAAGACAATCTTAGTTTTTATACAGGTTTAGAACATAACGGATTTGAGTTAGGATTAGCTACAGGATATAGCCACAATAAAATTGTACCCATGGTTAGATACAAAAAAAATAATTGGTTTATATCTCCTGCATTAGAAACTGATGGCAATGTAGGTATAGTTGTAGGGTTAGAATTTAAAATAGAAAGGTAAGTATGATAACAACAGTAGACGTAGAAACATCGTGGCAAAAAAATGAGAATGGTGGGTATGACCCATCACCTTTTCATCCAGATAACATATTAGTTAGTGTAGGTATCAATGATGATTATTATTTTACAAATCATAGTGAGAGAATAGATAGAGGTTGTGCAGTTAAGATACAAGATACTTTAAATAAAACAACTTTATTAGTAGGCCATAATATAAAATTTGATTTGATGTGGTTATTAGAGTCTGGATTTAAATACACTGGTAGAGTTTATGACACTATGCTTGGTGAATATATTTTAAACAGAGGTGTTAGAAAAAGTTTAACACTTGAGATGTGTTGCCGTAGAAGAAAGATAGGATCCAAAGACAGTAGTGTAAAAGAATATATGGATAGAGGTGTATCATTTGAAAACATACCAAAGGATATTGTAGAAGAGTATGGTAAAATAGATGTACAAATAACTAGAAATCTATTTGATTCTCAGATGGCTGACCTTAGATCAGAAAAAAATAAAGGTCTACTTATGACAGTTAAAATGATGAACGAGTTTTTAGTTGTATTAACTGATATGGAACGTAATGGAATTAACGTAGACTTAAATGAATTAGATAGAGTTGAGAAAGAATTTAGAGCAGAGTTTGCGTATCTAAAACAAAAAATAGATAAGATTGTATACAGACAAATGGGTGATACTAAAATTAATCTATCTAGTCCAGAACAATTAGCTTGGTTAATTTACTCTATGAAACCAAAAGATAAAAAACAATGGGCTAAAATATTTAATGTTGGTATAGATAAAAGCACAGGTAAAAGTAAAAGAAGACCTAATTATTCTAGGCAACAGTTTAGAAATTTAGTTGCAGATAATACAGAGACAATATATAGAACTGTAGCTGAACAATGTATAGCTTGTCATGGTAAGGGCGTTATTAAGAGAATAAAAAAAGATGGTAGCCCATTTAAAAATTATACTAAGTGTTCTGATTGTGATGGTGAAGGTTATATCTATACACCAATGGCAAAAGTTGCAGGGTTTAGACAAAGACCTAGAAGTGTATATGATGTAGCAGAGTCTGGATTTAGAACTGACAGAATTACTTTGAGTAAGATATCCTCAGAAGCAGAGGGTGAGTTCAAAGAATTTATAGATGCAATTGTAAGACACAATGCAGTAGATACATACCTAAATACATTTGTAGAAGGATTAAAAAACTTTACAAACGAAAAAGGTTTTCTGCATCCTAAGTTTATGCAGGCCATAACTGCAACTGGTAGGTTATCTAGTCGTGATCCTAACTTTCAAAATCAACCTAGAGGTAGAACATTTCCTATTCGTAAAGTTGTTACCTCTAGATTTGAAGGGGGCAAGATACTGGAGATAGATTTTGCACAATTAGAATTTAGAACTGCAGTATATCTTGCACAAGATAAGCAAGGTATGGAGGATATAAAAAATAATATAGATGTACACCAATACACTGCAGATATTATAGGAGTATCTAGACAGGATGCAAAGGCTCATACTTTTAAACCTTTGTATGGTGGTGTAACTGGTACTGAAGATGAGAAAAGATATTACACTAAATTCTTAGAGAAGTATAAAGATATAAAAAAATGGCATGAAAAATTGCAGAGTGAGGCCATACGCTATAAAAGAATTAAGCTACCCACTGGTAGGGAGTATGCTTTTCCGTATGCAGAAAGAACACCTTGGGGTGGATCTACTTATGGTACTCAGATAAAAAATTATCCTGTGCAAGGTTTTGCAACAGCAGATATTGTACCAATAGCATGCATAAATATATATAAAATTATGCAAGAGAAAGGTGTAAAAAGTTTACTTGTAAACACAGTTCATGATTCTATCGTGGCAGATGTTTATCCTGGGGAAGAAGATGTGATGAGTGAAATATTTAAACAGGGCACATCAAACGTAATACCATCCCTCAAAACGTATTACAATATTAACTTTAACGTACCCCTAGATACCGAGTCAAAGATAGGTATTAACTGGCTACAAATGGAGGACATAAAATGAGTAAGGACATAGATGCATTGGATACTTTAGATGAGTATTCTGATGAAGAGTATTCTGCATATTTAGAATACACACAATTAAAGGACCAATGTGTAATAGAGCCTACAACATTGTATATAAATGACAAGCATGAGTTTTTGTCAGAGTGGACATACTTTGCAAACGCTGATGATTTAGAAGTAAAAATAATAAATGGAGAGACAATAATATGTTAGAGAATATACTGTTTATAATATCTACAATATACGTTTCGTATTTAATAATTAAATTACTTTATAATGTGTCAAAATGACCAATGGTATTTTTTTATAAATATGATATACAACAACGCTAAAATAAGG